CACTCTCGAAACGAGACTATCAACTTTTTCTAAAAAAACTTCGCAAGCATCTCCATCAGGAAAACGGTATAAAAATCCGCTACTTTCTTGTCGGCGAATACGGCGATCAAACGAAAAGGCCCCACTACCATGCAATCATATTTGGTTGGTTTCCGCAGGACGCAAAACTCAAATACAAAAACAAACAAGGCGACCGCCTCTATTCTTCTGAAACCCTCACAAAGTTATGGGGTAAAGGGCTGGCGGATTTCGGACAAGTCACTTACAAGTCGGCTGCTTACTGCGCTCGGTATACGCTCAAAAAATCAGGCGGGAAATTCCCTGTTGGACATTACCAACGACTTGACTTGGAAACGGGCGAAGTAATACAACTCGAGCCCGAATTCGCCAAAATGTCCACCCATCCTGGCATCGGTAAAACCTTCTATGAAAAGTTCTCCGGAGACATTCACAATGGCGATTACAGCATCGTCGAAGGGCGCAAACATCGCCCGCCTCGCTATTACGATAAGCTGCTACAACTACGCTCACCGGAGCGCTATGAACAAATTAAAACCGAAAGGAGAATCAAATCCGACAAACAATCTGACAACAACACAACCGCACGTCTACGTATTCGCGAAATCGTAAAAAAATCACAAATATCAACCCTTAAAAGGTCTCTATAAAATGGTCAACAAACTCTTTTCAGTGCACGACACTGTCGCAAAAACCTTCATTCAACCTTTCTGTGTCCCTTCTGTTGCTATCGCTATTCGCCATTTCACAAACTGCGCGAATGACAAACAAACAGATATCGGTCGCAATCCTTCTGACTTCGTTCTTTACGAGCTCGGTGAGTTCGACACTGATCTCGGCAATATCGTTGTTCTTCAACCCATGGTTAACCATGGCCCAGCTTCTAACTACATCATTAAGGAGTAAACAATGCATCGCAATCCTTCTGTAATGAACCACCAATTCAGCCAGGTTCCTAAGGCTGAAATTCCACGTTCTTCTTTTGACCGTTCACACGGTCATAAAACTACCTTTGACGCTGGCTACCTCGTTCCGATTCTTTTGGACGAGGCTTTGCCGGGTGATACCTTTAACGTCAACATGACCGGCTTTGCCCGTCTTGCTACTCCCATTTTCCCGATCATGGACAACATGGTCATGGATACTTTCTTTTTCGCTGTTCCTTATCGTCTCGTATGGGATAACTGGCAGAAATTCAATGGTGAACAAAAAAACCCCGGAGATTCAACTGACTTCGTCATCCCCCAGATGGTCTCCCCTGCAGGCGGCTATAACGTGGGTTCTCTTCACGATTTTATGGGTCTCCCTACTGGCATTTCTAATCTCAGCCATAGCTGTCTATGGCATCGCGCTTACAATCTGATCTGGAACGAATGGTTCCGTGATCAAAACCTTCAGCCTTCTCTTGACGTTCCTACTGGTGACGGCCCCGACACTGACGATATGTATATTCTTGCCCGCCGTGGCAAGCGTCACGACTATTTCACCAGCTGTTTACCGTGGCCCCAAAAAGGCCCGGGCGTCTCTATTCCTCTTGGAACATCTGCTCCTGTTATTCCTTCTTCTGACCCTTATTTGTCTTTGAACTACAATACTTCTACTGGTGGACCGTTTGCTGTTAATTATCAATCTTCTGGCAATCTCGGTTTAACTAATGGCGGCACTCCTGGTGCTAGTCAAACTGCTTTTTGGCAAGGCAACACTGGTTTGGTTGCCGATTTAACTACTGCTGCTGCTGCAACTATTAACTCCCTTCGTCAGGCTTTCCAGATTCAAAAAATCTATGAACGCGACGCTAGGGGCGGCACTCGTTATGTAGAGTTACTGAAAAGCCATTTCCAAGTCACTTCACCGGACTTCCGCCTTCAACGCCCTGAATACCTGGGTGGCGGTTCTTCGCCTATTAACATCAGCCCTGTCCCGCAAACTTCGCAAACCGTTGCGACATCGCCTCAGGGCAATTTGGCTGCTATGGGCACTGCACTACTCAAGCGCCATGGCTTCACACAATCCTTCACGGAACATTGCCTTATTATTGGCCTTGCCTGTGTCCGCGCTGACTTGACCTATCAACAAGGTCTAAACCGTATGTGGTCTCGCAAAACACGCTTCGACCACTACTGGCCCGCACTCGCTCATATCGGTGAACAAGCTGTTCTGCAAAAGGAAATCTTTGCTACCGGCGTTCCCACTGATGACGAAAAGGTATTTGGCTACCAGGAACGCTTTGCCGAATATCGCTACAAACCCTCCATCATCACAGGCCAGTTCCGTTCTACCTTCGCGCAATCTCTTGACTCTTGGCATCTTTCGCAAGAGTTCGTCAACGCTCCCGTTCTGGACTCTGCCTTCATCGAAGAAAACCCGCCCGTCGACCGCATTATCGCTGTCACCGACGCGCCTCATTTCCTCTTTGACGCGCATTTTCAGATGAGATGCGCACGCCCGATGCCGATTTACGGCGTTCCGGGCTTAATCGACCACTTCTAATTGGCCGTGGGATCTTCGGGGGGCTTCGGCCCCCCTCTTTTTTAAAGGAAAAATCATGGGTTTTTTATCTGGACTTCAATCTTTTGTTTCAGACTTCGCGCCAATTATTTCAGGTGGCGCATCTCTTTTTGGCGGTGAACGCGCAAACAGCGCGAGAGCTGCCCAAGCTCAGGAAGCAAATGCGTTTTCTGAACGCATGTCTTCTACTGCCCATCAACGTGAGGTTGCTGACCTTCGCGCTGCCGGTCTTAACCCTATCCTGTCTGCCACTGGTGGTTCTGGTGCTTCTGCACCTATTGGCCAGCAAGCCAATATCTTGGACACAATATCTCCTGCTGTTTCTTCAGCTACTGATACAAGCCGAACGTATGAAGCTGCAAAATCCGCTCAACAAAAACGCAATATCGACCGGCCTGACGAACTCAAAGCGAACGTTTTATCCGCTGCTTTTGAAAAACCTGTTCAGGCCATCGTAAATACACTTCCTAAAATTATCGAAACCGCCGTAACTTCTGCTCTTGCTGCACCAGCGGTTATTGAACGTCAGGCATTGGACTTTAAAGAGTCCATGACACATCCAACCAAACCTTTTTTAGAATCTTACAAAGGCTTCATTTCTGAAAAGGTGGATGACGTCAGAGGCAAATTCCAAAATTCGGCCAAGTCCGTTGCCGATTCTCTAAAGGAACGTGTACAGCGTAACAACACCTTTATACCTCCAGCTCAGTGGGACGAACGTCCCGCAATGCTTAAGGCAATACGCCGAAAAAACCCTGAACACATGCCGGGTTACAAAACCCGTTAACCAATCGGCTTGGATGGCTTGCGATCTCTGATCGCAAACATCCAAACGAAACGCCGCAAGGCGTAATTTCAACTCACGGAGCCCCACAAAATGAAAAGCAAAAGCGAAAATCAAACAACAAACCCAACCCAATCTCCACAATTCGAACCTCATCAACGGTTCCGCACTCCTTACGGACCGCGCTTGTCTGTTTCTCTCTTATTCGAGGGCGACGGTAAAACTCAACAGCAATTCAAAGATGAATGCGACATAAATAACATCATGAAGGCCTTCTCCGTTACTGGCCTCTTTACTCATGTCAATACCAATGAACCTCGTTATCTGGACGCCACCGGCTACGACTATCAGGCCGCTATGAACCTCGTTGCCGAGGCTCAAGGCCTCTTCGCTCAACTGCCGTCCGACGTCCGTTACGAGTTCGAAAACAATCCGCAGAAATTCCTCGAATTTTGCGAAAACCCCGCAAACGCTCCACGTTTGGCGGAAATGGGCCTAGCAACGCTCCGCCCACAAAACCAAGGGGGTGATATCAACTCTCCTTCTTCTTCTCAACCTACCCCCCCCGTAGCCAATCCTAGTGCCCCGTAATGGGGCCGGAATCCTTAGGTGTAATGGCGTATCTCAGCATAAAGCACTTTCTCGTTGTCTTTATGCTGATTGACACTCAATTTAAACTATGTCAATCTCAATCCTGTTCTACCTGCTTTTAACCAGTTCTTTCAATAACTTAGGAGTCAACCATCATGCGCCGTATGAAGATGAAAGCGTCACAATCACAACGACAATTCACGAAGAATGCCACCTCACACCCGAAAAACTTTCGGGGAGCTCCCATGAGGGGCGGAATTCGCCTCTAACCTGCCGTGACCTGCTACTACCCGAAACCGGCCTTTCTGAGTCCGATCGGTGAAAGCGGTAAACGCAAACTCTCATTCCAGCCCCAAGCGGGCTGGAACTCCTTTCTACTCCCCTGTGGGAAATGCGTGGGCTGCCGTCTCGATCACTCATCACAATGGGCACACCGGCTGGTGCATGAATCCAAAATGCACGAGCAGTCATGCTTTATCACTCTCACTTACGAGGACCAACACTTACCACCATACGGCTCACTCTCGAAACGAGACTATCAACTTTTTCTAAAAAAACTTCGCAAGCATCTCCATCAGGAAAACGGTATAAAAATCCGCTACTTTCTTGTCGGCGAATACGGCGATCAAACGAAAAGGCC